CACGGAAGGCGAGCAAATTCCGCGCGCCAAAAAAAATGAAGACGGAACCGTTACTCTGACTTTGGTTGAGTCAGTTTATCACGGCAAAGAAGAGGTCAAAGAATTGGTTTTAATCAAACCAAGGGCCAAGCATTTGAGAAACATGCCGGCCGAAGGGCTTCAAATGAAGCATATTCTTGACCTGGCTGGAACTCTTGCGCGTCAACCAAAGTCAGTGATCGACAACCTTTGCATTGAAGACTTTCAATCATTGGGGGCGGTCGTTAGCTCTTTTTTGTAGAGTGGGAAAGCGGCTGGCATTCTTATTTTACGTTATTTGCCAGCACTTTTAGTTTTTCACCGTCTGAGCTTTGGGAGTTCACTTGGGATGATGTAGAGTTTTGGTATAAACGCGTTGAGGAGTTGGACAAATGGCGTCGTTCAAAACGGACTTAAGGTTTAAGGCTTTTGACGGCGTCTCAAAGACCGTCAAAAAATTCCAAAGAAATCTGCGCGGTCTTCAGTCTCGGGTCAGAAAAGCCAACAATCAATTTCGAACTCTTCAAAAAAGAACTGAATCTTTACGGAAAAGTCTAGGACGAGCGGGTGCGAGCATGAAATCCGCTGGTCGCACTATGACGACGGCCGTTTCTGCGCCCATTGCTTTAGCTGGCGCCGGTATCATTCGAACTGCAATCAAATTTGAAAAAGGCATGAATCGCATTCGTGCAAAAACTGGCGAAAGTGGTGCGGCTATTGCTGCACTTCGAAGACAAGCAAAAGAGCTTGGGGCGACCACTCAGTTTTCTGCAAGTCAAGCCGCTGACGGTATGGCATTCTTGGCTCAGGCTGGGTTCAAGACAGAGCAAATCATGTCAGCCATTCCGCAAGTTTTAAATTTGGCGGCGGCTAGTGAAATGGACTTGGCTCGGTCTGCGGATATTGCTTCAAATATTATGGGCGCCTTCAACATTAAGGCCGATAAAATGGGCCGTGTCTCTGACGTGTTGGCGACAGTCACGGCCAGCTCAAACGTCAACATGGAGCAATTGGCCGAATCCATGAAAAAGGTTGCGCCGCAAGCTGAAGCGGCCGGAGCCAGCCTTGAAGAAACCGCTGCGGTTGTTGGTCTCTTGGGGAACGTGGGGATTCAAGGAAGTCTTTCGGGTGTGGCTTTACGTCGCGCACTGGTCAACCTAACCTCGCCAACGTCGAAAATTAAAAAGACGTTGAGCGCCCTTGGGATTGAAGTCGCTGATAGCGAAGGAAATATTCGCAGCATGACCACAATTATGGGCGAGTTGGGAACTCGCCTTCAGGATTTGACTCAGCAACAACGCGCTCAAGCTCTTTCCACCATTTTCGGCGCCAGGGCCGTTTCGGCCATGACCAACATCACGGATCAAGCGGCCAAGGGTGAATTAAAAAGATTCGGTGAATCGCTCCAAAAAGTACAAGGGAACGCTCAGAAGATGGCCAAAACTATGATGCGAGGTCCTGTGGGTGCGTTCAAGCGGTTTCAGTCAGCACTTGAGGCGGCGGCTATTGCCATTGCTGAGAGTGGTCTCATTGATATGTTCACGGATATTGCCAATTTTTTTGCTGATTTTTTTCGCAAAATGTCCAAAACAAATCCGGCTCTTTTAAAGATGGGAACCTTTGTGGCGCTCTTAGCCGCCGCACTTGGACCATTGGTTTTTATTGCTGGTTCGTTCGTTGCTTTACTCCCTGCTATTATTAGCGGCTTATCTGCGGTTGCGGCCTTTTTGGGTGTTTCTGTGGGTGCGGCTCTTGGTTTGGCGGGTGCTATAGGTGCCCTGGTTGCCGCTTTAGGGGTTATAGTTTTTAAATTTGATGCGATCAAAGAATTTCTGGACGAAAATCCATTTTTGAAGCTCATGGTTCAGATTGGCATGGTTTTAACTCCTATCGGTCAAATGTTTTTGGCCATCAAGGCTCTTGTTAATTTGTTCGGACAATTCAATCCAGAGATTGAGGGCATGGGGAATGCCTGGGACTTTGTGGCTGACAAAGTCAAAAAGCTATTAGGGTTTTTGAATCGTCTGGCTGGACCTGTCAGTGATGCTCTTTCCAGTGTTGGAATTGACCTTGGCCTTGGGGGCGAAGGCGGCGGCGGACGTGCTGAACGCGCGGGTGAGCGCGTACAAGAGGGCGCAGGTGTCTTGAGACAAACAAACGATGCGCGTGTTAAGCTTGATATAACGGGCGTTCCACAGGGAAGTTCAGTTTTGAGGGAAGGCGATGACTCGCCTCTTGATTTGAGTCTTGGATTTGCGGGGATTTAATGGCTTGGGATGATCGACTTCAGACAGCTTCGTGGCGAGGCATTGAATTTTTCATTGATTCTCACAACTTTGGGGCGGGTCTGAATACCGTCAACCATGAGTTTCCGGACCGCGATAAGCCTTTTACAGAGGACCTTGGTCGGAAAAGCAGGACATTTTCTATTCAAGGACACATTCTTGGGGACAGTTATTTTTCTGTCCGTGATGAATTGATTGCAGCTTGCGAGCAACCTGGAGCGGGTGAATTGATTCATCCTTATCTTGGTTCTCGTGTTGTAAAGTGCACGAATCTAAGGATTAGCGAAGACACAAAAAAGGGGCGTTTTGCCACAGTCAGCTTCGATTTTATTGAAGCTGGCGACGTTTCTTTTCCTCGGCCTATTGACGACAAAAAAGAAATCCTTGAAGGGCAAGTTGAGGCTTCCGATGAAGCCGCGATTGCCGAATTTGAAGACAGCTTTTCAATCACTGGATTGCCTGGGCAACTAGTCGATTCCGCTAGGGATCAGGTCGCTGAAGCTCTTGATAATTTTGAGGAGTCCACACAATTCATTCAAAATGTTGCTGACGATGCGGCTGAACTTTCATTTAGTATTCGAAATTTTAGGTCTGAATTGGATACGCTTTTGAGCGCACCGGACGAATTAGCCAGTCGTCTAAAGGATTCCATTTCTCAATTAACTGATACGGGTCTCACTGCGCGTGATGGCTTTCAGGCCGCGAGTTTTCTTTTTGACTATGGGTCTAGTTCAACATTTAAAAAAGTCAGCATTGACACGCCTTCCAGGAATCAACAAAACGCAAATACCGATGCATTGACGAATTTTATTCGCCGTATTGCGGTTTCAGCGGCCGCACAACAAGCGGTTGATGCGGAGTTTTTGAGCATTCAAGAGGCTTTAAGGGAACGTGACAATGTCAACGCTGTGATTGAGGAGCAAGTTCAGCTATCAGCCAGTGACGACCTATATCAAAACCTCAGAGATATTTCAGCGACATTCACTGACGCGGTTCCAGATCAAGACTCGGACTTGCCGAATATTGTCGAAATTGAGCTAAAAACCTCGCGGCCATCCCTGGTCATCGTTTATGACCTTTTTGAATCTTTGGATCCGGAGCAAGATTTAATTGATCGAAACAACGTCCGGCATCCCGGCTTTGTTCTAGGTGGACAGACGATTGAGGTTTTAGGAAATGGCTGAGTCTTCTCAACAACCTAGACAGCGCGGATCAATTATAAATGACGCTGTGAGCATTTTTGTGAATGGTGAGATTTTTGATGGCTGGGAGTCTGTGAGCCTTCGGTTCAATATGACTTCCATTTCTGGTCGCTTCACTTTGGCTTTATTTGACCGGTTTTTTCAGTTTGGCTCTAAGTTGAGCTTTAAGCCAGGGAGTCTCCTTCACGTTCACGTTGGGGATGACTCTGTTTTTACTGGATATGTGGACAGTTTGAACCCTAGTTTTGACCGGTCTCAGCATTCTATATCTATCTCCGGCCGGAGCAAGACAGGGGATCTTGTCGACTCTTCGCATGTTGGAAAAATGGAGTTTAAAAATTTAAAGCTCGATAAGTTAATTTCTGAAATCACAAAAAAATTCAATATCAGTGTGATTTCTGCGGTTTCTGATCTTGGCGAGCCCTTTAAGAAATTTAGGGTCAAACAAAACGAAACTGTTTTTGATGCTATAAAAAGAGCCGCTCTTATGCGCGGGTTTTTATTGGTTTCCGACGTCAACGGCAATGTCTTGATAACCCGGAAAGCTGATTCTTTTTCTGGAACCAGCTTGGTTCAGGGCGAAAACGTGAAGTCGGCTTCAGCGCGCTTTGACAATTCAAATCGTTTTTCCCAATACATTGTTCGGTCTCAAGAGTCTGGGACCGATTTTAGCTTTGGAAAAAATGCCTCAGAAATTGAGGGATCGGCTGAAGACAAAGGAATCACTCGTTATCGCCCGACTATAGTCATGGCTGAAGTTAGCTCGGACGGCGGTTCAGCGCAAAAAAGAGCCGAATGGGAAGCTACACTTCGCGCCGCTGAAGCCATGAAAGTCAACTGCTCCGTTCAGGGATGGCGCAAAGCCGATGGCAATTTGTGGCTTCCGAATCAAATTGTTAGGTTCAAGTCGCCTTTGATCGGTATTGACAGTCAACTTTTGGTTTCTAGTGTGGAGTTGAATCGCGGTT